ACACGAACATTCCCCGATCAATCGCATGTTTGATCAGTTGATAACCAGAATTTTTCATTTTCAATCCCTCAGATCAACAGTGACGCCAAATTCGATCCGCAGATCGTGAATGGTTGTGAATGACCATTCATCGGGATAGGCGATGCCCCGATCCTCGCAATGCTGTTTGACAGCATCCCGAATTGCCTGACGCAATGGCGAATCCATTTCGTCAATCGTGATTGTTTTCATCAACATGGTTTTTGCTCCTGTGGTTGATGGTTGATGGAAAATCGAAAAATGAATGAACAATACCCCCTCTCTCTTTCTTACCCTAAAGGGTAAGAGAGAGGGGGTATTGGGTTTAGCCTTCGAATCCGTTTTTGTTGTAGGTCAAAACGTCCCGCAGATGGATCGAAGCTTGCTTTGCTTGTTCGAATAAATCCGAACCGTTGCCCGAACCGTCGAACCCGACATCCGCTATTTCCTCGGCCATGATCGAATTCAAAATTCGGATGGCGTCCAAAACGTGATCCTGTTGGATGACGGTCAGTCCGTTGTCGTGTGCCATGATTGCTCCTGTGGCTGGTGGTGGTTTTTGAGATACCAATATCTCTCTCTCTTTCCTTACCCTAAAGGGTAAGGGAGAGAGATATTGTTTTTGGTGGATTGTTTGGCTGATCGTCGGTGCCAGCCTAGCGTCTACCCGGTTCATCGGAAGCCTCATCGTTTCGGCTTGGCGGCATCGTCAAAACGACCGATCACACGCCCCGCAATGACGAGGATTTTCCGGGTTAACTATATCTCTCTCTCTTTCCTTACCCTATAGGGTAAGGGAGAGAGATATAGAAGTTTCAGCAACTTAGCGTTTGTTCCCGGTATGTTCTGGTAGGATTGTGGTGTTGCAAAAATGTCACACAATACAGACCGATTGCATGAGATTTTGCCGGGAAATCATGGGGATGAGGGAGGGTGTTGCATATTTGCCACAGTGTGACAGGAAAATCACAAAATATTGAAGATTTCTCTTGTGTTCTTGCTTTGTTCATGTTTTGTTCTCATCGATCCGAACAGAACCAGAACAGATCGTGAACAAAAAGGATTCTTGCTGGAAAAACCAGAACAAAATAAGAACATCTAGTCTGACCCCCACACAAAAAACTGTCTGTCATATTATATATATATATGACCCCCAGATATATTTTCAAAAAATAAAGGGACTTTCACCACGGGGCGGCGGGGCTACCAAGTGTGTCGGGGTATGTATTTACCCCGGAAGGTCTAGATAGAAAAATAACATACTTTGATGTATTACGCAAGTATGGTAAAATGTTTTTTTAACCAGGAGTTGCAAAAATGCAACAGTTAGGATATGATATGTTTACGGCAATAGTAATGGCTTGTGCTATTGGTGTAGTTACAGATGGCTGCACTATCGCTACAGACAATCTTGGACCTTATGAAACTAAGATGCAGTGTCTGGAGCGTGTAGATGAAATGGTACTTGTACTAAAATCAACGCTTCCAATACCACATAAGTATAGCTTTAAGTGTGAAGAATACAGTATTACAAAAGAAGGTATAAATCTCTGATGCTGGATAACCACCCGGAAGACCTCCCAGAACTTTCTGGGATGGGAGACTATCTTAACCTAAAAGACAAACTATATAAATACACAAACCTGAGAGCACAGACAGACTTCTTGACATTTGTGAAGATATTTGCTCCTACGCTCGTATCTGATTTTAAGATGGGCCGACACATTGAATTACTATGTCAAAAGCTGCAGGGTGTAGTAGATGGTGATGTCAAGCGATTGATGGTGTTCTTGCCTCCCCGATCTTCCAAGTCTTTGATCTGTAGCAAGCTGTTTCCTGCGTGGTACATAGGCAACTATGCAAACCATGAAATTATGTCTGTATCACACAGTGACCAGCTTGCCAGCGACTTTGGTCGTACAGTTAGGGACATTGTAAATACAGAAAGGTTCCAGCGTATTTTTACAGGTGTATCTTTGCGTAGCGATGTGAAGGCAGCAGGTAAATGGAAAACAAACAAAAATGGTTCGTACTACGCTGCGGGTGTGCGAAGTCAGGTTGCAGGACGGGGTGCTCACGTAGCCCTGCTTGACGATGTCATGTCTGAAGAAGATGCCATTAGCGAAGCAGGTCGCAGGTATATTAAGGAATGGTATCCTGCAGGTCTGCGTACTCGTATCATGCCGAATGGTGCCATTATCATTATTAACACACGGTATCACTACGATGACCTCTGTGGCTGGCTTCTGAAACAAGAACAGTTTGCAGAAGAAGGTATGTATCCTTGGGAAGTAATTAGTATACCTGCTTGGCTGGACGAGCCAGCAGCAGAACTCCTTGGGCTTCCAGAAGGCACATCGTATTTTCCAGAGTGGAAAACAGATGATGTATTGCGTGTAGATGAACAGGAAATCAGGGCAAGTAACGGCAGCAGATATTGGAATGCATTATATATGCAAGACCCAAGTCCTGATGACGGTGGTGTAATTAAAAAGAGATGGGTTAAATGGTGGGATTATAGTGAACCACCACCTTGTGACTTTATTATACAAACTTATGATACAGCATTTAGTACAAGTAGAACAGCAGACTTTAGTGTAATACAAACTTGGGGCATCTTCCAAAACTATGAGGAAGATGGATATGGAGGAGAACATGTGGTCTCAAATCTTATTCTTCTCGGTAACACGAAAGGAAGATACGAATATCCTGAACTTCGGAGGATCGCTCAAGAGCTTTACCAAGAGTTTAGGCCAGACGTGTGTATCATTGAAAAAAAGGCTTCGGGACAATCGCTCATCCAAGACATGAGACGGGCGGGGCTTCCTGTATTAGACTACTTGCCTGACAGGGACAAGGTATCTAGGGTACACGCCGCCACTCCTTTGATGGAGTCAGGTCGTGTATGGTTACCAGAAGACCGGGTATGGGCAGATGATTTGTTCTCTGAGTGTATGTCTTTTCCTAATGGATCACATGATGACCAAGTAGATGCTATGACTATGGCTATACACTATATGAAAGATAGTTGGAACCTTACTCACCCAGAAGACCCAGATTGGGAAGATTCAGACTTTAAACGTAAAAAGAGGGTTGCATATTGGCGAACCTAACTATATAATATTGATAGTTGAAATACAACTGGCAGGGAAAAATAATGGCAATAGAAAAAAATCCAAACGATCCAAATAATCAGGAAAATGTAATTACGGTAGATTTTGCTTCTAGCGAAACGCCTGAAAATGTAAATTTTGAAATTGATCCAGAGACTGGTGAGATTGAGGTTGACTTTAATTACGATCCTGATTTGGCAGACGACGATAGTGGTGAATCTGATTTTTATGAAAATCTAACAGATGTGTTGGATGAAGATACACTACTGTCTATTGGACATGAAATCTACGAAAATTTTGAAGCAGACAAAAACTCTCGTTCTGAATGGGAGTCAATGTTTGAGCGTGGCTTTGATCTTCTTGGTTTAAAGTTGGAAGAAACAACTGAACCGTTTGAAGGTGCTGCCACGGCTGTACACCCATTGCTGATTGAATCAGCAGTCAAGTTCCAATCAAGGGCAAGTCAAGAACTTTTCCCTGCCTCTGGGCCGGTCAAGGCCCAAGTTCTAGGTGACATCACGGAGTCACGACAGCGACAGGCTAATCGAGTTCAACACTTTATGAACTATCAGCTTACAGAGCAAATGCCTGAGTACTTTGACGAGTTTGAACGTATGCTGTTTCACTTGCCTTTGATTGGTTCCGCATTTAAGAAAATTTATTACGATGCTTCTGTAGAGCGTCCCGTCAGTGAATTTATTCCTATTGATCAGTTTTATGTATCTTACTATGCAACTGACTTGCGTCGGGCAGATCGATATACCCATGTGTTGTATCGCAGCCCTGTAGAACTTGCACGTCAGATTAACGCAGGTATGTATGCAGATGTAGAACTACCAGACCCGTATATGCCTGAACAGTCAGCACTGACTGAAAAGATGGATACGGTTCTGGGCCTTTCTCCTTCTTCAGACAGCGATATGCAATATGTTCTTCTTGAGCAGCATTGTTATCTTGATATTGAAGAAGACGAAATTGCTTGTCCTTATATTGTAACGATTGAAGAAAAAACAAAAACTGTTCTTTCTATTCGTCGTAACTGGAATCCTGAAGACAAAACAAAACAAAAGAAAATGTTCTTTACACATTATCGTTTTGTACCGGGCTTTGGATTCTATGGCCTTGGTCTTATTCACTTCCTTGGTAACCTTACTATGTCTGCTACAGCAGCTATGCGTAACCTTATTGACGCAGGTCAGTTTTCTAACCTTCCCGGTGGCTTTAAAGCAAAAGGTGTACGTATTGTAGGTGACAACGATCCTATTGCACCGGGTGAGTTTAAAGAAGTTGAAGCCACAGGCATGGACCTCAACAAATCTATTGTACCTCTTCCGTATAAAGAACCTTCTAGCACACTGTTCCAAATGCTACAGTTTGTAGCTGGCGCAGGTCAGAAGTTTGCAGACACAACTGAACAAGTGATTAGTGAAGGTTCTAACTATGGTCCTGTTGGTACAACTATGGCTCTCCTTGAGGCATCTAGTAAGTTCTTTAGTGCAATTCATAAACGATTGCATAAGTCACAAAAAACAGAGTTTCAACATCTTGCACGTATTAATCATGAAAGTCTGCCACAAGAATACCCCTACGATGTCCCCGGAGTTTCGGAAACGATCTTCAGGGCAGACTTTGATGGACGTGTTGATGTAATCCCGGTTAGTGATCCTAACATACCGTCTTCTGCACATCGTCTTATGATGACACAGATGGCTATGCAGTTGGCTCAAACTGCACCTCCGGGTATGTTTAATATGGAAGAACTTAATCGTACACTATTGAATGCGGCAAACATTCCCAATCTTGACCGTATTCTTCCGTCGAAACCTGAACCACAACCTCTTGATCCTGTCACGGATATTGAAGCAGCTACAAAAGGTCTGCCTATTAAAGCATTCCCCGGACAGAATCATGATGCACATATTCAGGTTAAGACAATGTTCTTACAAGACCCTGCTAATGGTGGTAATCCTATTATGCAAAGGATTTCACCAGTTCTTCAAGCCAATATCCAAGAACATGTGG